CATGGCGTTACATCGAAGCAAAACTCAAGGAGAAGAACACATGAACTGGCTACCAGAACATAAATGCGGATTGCACTTGATTCACAACGAACACCGAGATGTTTATGAAACTGTTGAGCAGTTTTACGATCCTGATTGTTTTATCTCCCAAGAAGAATGGCACAAGGCGGTGGCTGAAGATAGCGTGTGGGTATTGCAATGGTATCCCGAAACGCCAATCGGTTTTTACCGCATTTCTGCATCAACATTGGAAGCAATAGAAGCCAAACTCAAGGAGAAGAACACATGACCCCCTTGATTCAGGAGGCTGTTCGATTAGCTCCAGAGCCTGAAACGGCAATGTGGTTTGATGTTGGAATCATGGAGCCGCTGACTGAATCAACGCGCACACCGATTGATGTTCTTTTACACCTTCCGTTCAAGAGAACGGGAATCGCTGGATTGGATTCACAAGGACGCAAATTCAGCCTTTGGATGACTGCTGGTCAAGACAGCGTAACCACTGCTGGATGCACGATGGAGCCGACTTCGTTTTTTGCGCCGTTTGCGTACATTAAAACCGAGGATGGACTGCGCTATTACAACAACGACAAAGAAGTTACACGCCAACAAATTGACCCAGTCCTGAGAATGGTCTGTGCGGTTCTTAACAAGTTGTCGGAAGGTGGAACGGCATACCAAGCAACTCCAAAACAAACATTCATCAATCGCAAGCGAGCCGCCAAAGGAAAGTCTGCATTGTCATTTGACTGGCACACAGTTGTCATTGAGCCTTCAAAGCCAAAGCAAGAGCATCTAGGAGGCACACACGCAAGCCCACGCAGACACCAGTCACGGGGACATTGGCGCACCTACAAATCAGGAAAGCGTGGTTGGGTGAAAGAGTGCTGGAAGGGTGATGCAAGCAAAGGAACGGTGTTCAAAGACTATCAGGTCAAGGAGAAAAACACATGAAAGAAACAGCGGATGTGCGGTTGATACGAGAGAATGAAGACGGCAGTGCTGTCTTCGAGTTTGATCTCTCGCCCGAGGCAGTGCGCGCACTTGTACGACTAGGCATCATTACCGCCATTAAAGCGGGCCTTGCTGAAGCAGGTAAGTACCACCCAGACTACAAAGCGGAGACAGACAAATGAAGCTATTCATGAAATCGTATTATGAGAAAGAGGTGCATGAGATCGACACGACTGTGGAGTACCAACGGCTATGTATGTCATGCGCATCCAAGATGGGCGGTAAGCCCACTGACTGGGCGAGAGGAAATTGGGAGAACGCCAAGTGCGATTCGTGTGGTAATAAAACCGAGGTCACTGCGAAAGGGGAATACATATGGAGATAGAGATGACATCCAAACACGCAATAGACGTAGCCCGCGACATTATTTTTGGGGACAGGGAAAAGACGTATGGGCACCCTGCGGTAAACCTGCGGCGCATCGCGGCGCAATGGAGGACATACATAAATCAAAAGTATGGGGTGAAGGTTGCAATAACAGAGGAGGATATTTGCTGGATGATGGTGCTGTTGAAAATGAGTAGGCAGATGAATGAAATGAAGCAAGACAACCTAGTAGACGCCATAGGGTATCTGGCGTTAATTGATCGTATTAATTTTGAAGGAGAAGAAAAGTGAGTCAAGTAGACATTGCTATTATGGCTATTGCTATTGCGGTTAGTGCGTGGTGTTTGTACTGGTGTTTAAAGTCATGCAAAGCGGCAAATAACGCGCATGAGCAGGAAGACTTTAACGCCCCTTACAAGGTAGAACCTGATGAAACCCTCTCCAAGTACGATTTCAGTCCCCACGTCATGGCCGTTTCCGAAGAGTATAATAAAGACCAACCAACCCCCCGAGCCAAAAGAAAGTACACAAAGCGGAGCAAGTATTGGGGGAGCAGCAAGCTCAAGGCGAAACTCAAAAAAGCCCGTAAAGCAAGAGGTACCAAGAAGAAAACTCGACGTGTCATCCTGTGAGGTAGCACCGTTTTGAAATACGAACCCAAACACCTTGCGGCTATGTATGACTGCCTGCGGCAGCTCCCTCCGTTTGATAAGTGGGGGTTGCCTGCAAGCGAGTGGGTAGCGTTCGAGCTGCCTAACCGCAAGGATGTTATGGGGGAGTTTATTTCAATCGCTGAGCCCGTAGCCAAGTACAAAATCAAAATCAGCGCACTACTACACGACCATACATTTAACATCATGCTAACCCTAGCACACGAGATGCTTCATCTGGCACAAACAGTAAACAAAACAAGCACCCCCGCCCAACACAACCAAGACTTCAGGGAGCGTGCCAAGCTGGTATGCAAGCTGCACGGATGGGACGCTAAACTTTTTATAGGAGGTTGATATGCCGTCACTTGAATCAAAGCGCGAAGCCGCAATCAATTACTTGCGTAGCAGGGGGAAATATATTGTGGACCCCAGCTGCCACTTCAAACCTACCAATGCGGCGCAGACTGACATAGCCAAAACAATCGAGCAGTATAGGAGAGACGTGTCGGAAGAACCAATGGTGCAACTGATAAGTGGTAGAAAACGTGAGGCAAAATGAAACGCAGAAGCGGCGGGATAGAAATGCCAATCGAGAGGCTAGACCTTACAACTCTGAGACGGTTATACAGCAACACGAGGCAAGAGAAGTACATGGCGGAGATCGCCTCTCGGTATAAGTCCGTGCAGGACTTCAAGAAGTTTGATTTAAAAATCTTTGAGTCCGCGAGGAGACGTGGTATTCTAGAGCAGATAACCAAGCACATGCCCCATCCATTTGTCCCACAACCGCACTATGGTAGGAAAGACCCAGCGATAGCCTACTTCGATAGGCCGCCTCTAGTTGTGGTTGGTGCGCAGATAAAGCACCCACATCTTCGTGTGGTGACCCATTACATCTCCGGTTCTGTGCCGGATAAGGAGGTGCCGCAGCATCCATTTGGTCGCTGCCTGCTATGGGATACGTGGATCACGGCTTTTCCGTGGGCGGAAGAACTGGAAGAACATGCAACTGATAACACTTGATTTCGAAACCTATTACTCCAAAGAGTACAGCCTAAGCAAGATCAGCACCGAAGCCTATATACGAGACGATCAGTTTGAAGTCATTGGTGTCGCGGTGAAGGTGGACGACAACGACACTCAGTGGTTTAGCGGTAGCTTCGAGGAGACCAAGGCTTGGTTATCGCAGTTTGATTGGGCTAACTCGATGGCTCTCGCACATAACTGCGCATTTGATGGGGCGATACTTAGCTGGCGCTTTGGAATAAACCCAAAGGTTTTAGCGGACACCATGTCTATGGGTAACGCAGTGGGCAGTGGTGCGGGCTCCGTGTCTCTCGCCGCGCTGTCCAAGAAATATGGGTTGGGGGAGAAAGGTGATGAGGTAGTCAAGGCATTGGGTAAGCGCCGCGCAGACTTCACCCCGGAAGAGCTCACTGCATACTCCGAGTACTGCATCAACGACGTAAACCTGTGTTACTTGTTGTTCCAGATAATGCTGGAGAAAGGCTTTCCAAAGCCGGAACTGCGTCTGATTGACATGACTCTCAGGATGTTCACACAGCCAGTCTTCGTGCTGAACCTGCCGCTACTGGAGGACCATCTAGAGAAGCTGCGTACCAAGAAAAAGAAGCTGCTGGACGCCGTGGCACTGGACCGCACCCAGCTCATGTCCAACCCCCAGTTTGCCGAATTGCTGCGGGCGTGCGGGGTGGAGCCACCCATGAAGACAAGCCCCATAACGGGCAAGGAAACTTTCGCTTTCGCCAAGACGGATGAGGCGTTCAAGGCCCTGCTCGAGCACGAGAACCCCCGCGTACAGGTGCTGGTGTCAGCCCGACTGGGGCTAAAGTCCACTATTGAAGAGACTCGGACTGAGCGCATGGTGGAGATTGCCAAGCGCGGCAAGCTACCGGTGCCCATAAAATATTGCGGTGCAAAAACCAAGCGGTGGTCGGGTGAGGGCGGCGGTATCAACATGCAGAACCTGCCCCGCAAGTCTGTTATCAAGCAGGCGATAGAGGCCCCCGCTGGGCATGTAGTTATTGGGGTTGACTTGTCGAACATCGAGCTGAGAGTGGGACTATGGTTCGGTGGTATGAGGGTTAAACTCGACCAGCTACGCAACGGGCTGGACCTATACAAAGACTTCGCCTCTCTGATTTTTGGAGTTGGTTACAACGCTGTGACCCCGGAGCAACGATTTATAGGGAAGACATGTCAATTAGCCTTGATCTACGGCACCGGTGCGAAGAAGCTGCGAGCATCCATCAAGTCCGGCTCCGGCGCCGACATTGGAGAGACAGAAGCCACGAGGATTGTCAACCTATATAGGGAGCAGTACCACGGTGTGGTGGACGCATGGGACACTGGCGAGGCGGTGCTGCACGCTGTGTATAATAACCAAGCAATGCCATTTGGACCTACTGAGGTGCTAGGCGAGCAGGGGATTCTTTTACCCTGTGGTTTGTATATGCAGTATCCGCAGCTAAGACGCGGGGAAGGCGGGTGGGAATATAAAACCCGTTTCGGTCGGGAGAAGATATATGGTGCCAAGGTGTATCAGGGCTCGATCCAAGCACTGGCGCGGTGTATCATGGCGGACGGTATGCTCCGAACTCGCAAGGCATTACCCGACCTGCCAACTGCCCTGACTATCCACGACGCAAGCTACATAGTGGCCCCTGAGTTCATGGGCGAGGCGGTTATGGAGCAAATGATTTCCGACCTTTGTGTGCCTCCAGCATGGGCACCGGACATACCCTTAGCGGCTGAAGGCGGATTTGGTCGGACATTAATGGAGTGTTAAATGAGAGACTATGCAGAGATATGGCTTGGCATGAAGGTAAAACTACGCAAGCTAGAAGAGGCGGTAAACAACAAGAACTACGATGTTGCTGATACAATATCGCAAGAAATAGTAGTAGAATCAAAGCACTTGGAGGCCGCAGTCAAGGGCGAACGAACGAGAAAATCATATATATGAGTCCAGTAGTCTGGTCCTATAGCAGCTTGTCTTTGTTTCAGCAGTGCCCGAAGAAGTACCATCACTTACGGGTTTTGAAAGACATCAAAGAGCCGCCATCGGAGCAGATGAGATATGGGCTTGAGGTTCATAAGGCCGCTGAAGAGTACGTACGAGACGGCGTGGAACTGCCTCCGGCATTTGAATTTATGCGAGCATCTCTTGACGCATTGAAAGAGCTGCCGGGAGAGAAACACTGCGAGATTAAACTAGGGCTTACTCGTGATCTGGAGCCCTGTGGGTTCTTCGATAAAAATGTGTGGTGGCGGGGCATCGCGGACTTTCTGGTAATCAACGGAGACGAAGCACGGGTTCTGGACTACAAGACTGGTAAAGATAAGTACGCAGATACCAAGCAGTTAGAGATTCTTGCGCTGGCGGTGATGAAGAAGTTCCCGCAAGTAACTAAGGTCAAAGGCGGTCTTCTGTTCGTTATACACAGTAACTTCATCAAGACCAAGTACGACAAAGAGAAAGAGATGGAGATGTGGAACAAGTGGCTGGTAGAGACAAACAAACTCGAGCTGGCCTATGAGAAGGGCGTATGGAACGCCAAGCAGAACTTTACGTGCAAAGGCTGGTGCCCTGTGCTAAGCTGTCTGCATAATGGAAAAAGGTGAACGAGAGGTAAATCATGCCGTACGTAAATAAACCGCGCCCGTACAAAAAAGAGTACGAGCAGTACCAAGGCAAGCCCGAGCAAATTAAAAACCGAGCGAAGAGAAATGCCGCTCGTGCTTCTATGGAGAAGCGGGGATTAGTACGCAAGGGGGATGGGAAAGACGTTGACCACGTAGTGCCTTTATCTAAGGGTGGTGCAAACGGAAAAGGCAATCTGAAAGCAAAATCAAAGCGAAGCAACCGTAGTTTCAAGCGAAATAGCGATCACAGCGTTAAATCGTAAGTAAAAACTTTATGCGTCCCATATACGAGTCGAGCGCTGATAAATCAGCGGAAGCTCTTGTAGTCAAGAAGCTCACCGAACGGCAACAAAACGCACAGTTTATCAAGCTGCCAGAACTATCAGTTGTAGATTACATGGTCGTCGATAATGGTAAAGCAAAAGCGCTGATCGAGATAAAAAATAGACGCAACCCTGCGGATAAGTACCCAACATACATCATAAGTGAGCGCAAATTACAAGATGGTTTAGCGCTATCCAAGTTGTTAAACGTACCATTTGTTTTGGTTGTGTCATGGCTGCAAGAAGTGCGGTGGGTAAAAATAAAACAGCTGTACCCAGCGGCTATTGGTGGCCGTTATGATCGTGGCGATGCGCAAGATATAGAGCGCGTGTGCCATATACCAATCAGCGATTTCAAGCGGTTGTAGTTTTATTGTTGGCCAGTACTATTAGTAGCGTTGACAGGCAGTAGTAGCAGCAGGACAATTAGAGAACAAAACAGGGCAGGTGCAAACAAGCACTTTGCCCTACTAGTCATCTGGAGAAGCTGTGGAGATCGTTGAAAATAAAGCATTAAAACTGCGGGTCAAGAACCCCCAGCGCATTACAAACGTCATACCGAAGAGCGCCATGATAGGCGACAACGAAGTGCTGGTGAAGTGGGGGCTGGAGGAGGCGCAGGTCTTGCGCAACCTTGGAGTGAAGAATGTGCCATCCCCCATCAACAAAAACTACGACTGGCCCGGGATGTTCAAGCCATTCGATCACCAACGCGTAACCTCGGCTTTCATGACCATGCACCGCAGGGCGTTCTGCTTCAATGAGGCAGGCACCGGTAAGACAGCAAGTATGGCGTGGGCAGCAGATTACCTGATGAACCTAGGGTTAGTTCGCAGAGCGTTGATCTTGTGCCCGCTGTCAATCATGCAGTCGGCATGGCAGGCGGACTTGTTTCAATGTGTGATGCACCGGACAGTCACTGTGGCCCATAACCGAGACGCCATGCGCCGGAAAGAGCTGGTGCAGCAGGACTCTGATTTCGTGATCCTCAACTACGATGGGCTGGAGATTGTTCGCGACACGATTATCGAGGACGGTAGATTTGACTTGGTTATCGTGGACGAGGCGAACGCACTAAAGAACACAAGCACAAACAGGTGGAAGACATTTGCGTCCATCTTGCGCCCGGACAGTTGGGTGTGGTTACTGACGGGAACTCCTGCGGCGCAATCGCCTGAAGATGCGTATGGTCTTGCGAAAGTTGTAAACCCTACCGGCATACCCAAATTTAGAGGGGCGTTCAGGGATATGGTGATGACTAAGCTCACTCAGTTCAAGTGGATACCCAAACCCAATGCTACCGAGGTGGTCCACCGAGTTCTGCAACCAGCCATAAGGTTTACCAAGGATGAGTGCTTAGACTTACCTGATATGGTGTACACCACACGCGACGTGCCAATGTCCAAGCAGCAGGAGAAGTATTACAAGCAGATGCGCGACGAGCTAATGATTGAAGCGGCGGGAGAAGAAATCAGCGCAATCAATGCCGCAGCAAAGTTGACTAAACTACTACAAATATCTTGCGGCGCAGCATACTCTGACACAAAAGAGATTGTTGACTTCGACTGTCGTACCCGCATGAATGTGCTGAAAGAAGTTATTGACGAGTCATCGCATAAAGTCCTAGTATTCGCTCCTTACCGCCATAGCATCTACGCCATATCAGAAGAACTGAAAAAGTCCGGTTACACAGTAGATGTAATTGACGGGGGTGTATCTGTAGGTAGGCGCACAGAAATTTTCAATAAGTTTCAAACGACACCTGACCCACGTATTCTGGTCATTCAACCACAAGCAGCATCGCACGGTGTGACACTTCATGCAGCAAGCACCGTTGTGTATTGGTCTCCTGTTATGTCGGTTGAAACATATCTACAGGCTAATGCACGGGCCCATAGAGCAGGACAGAAAAACAAGGTAACCGTCGTGCATCTGCAGGGAAGTTCGGTAGAACGCAAGCTCTACCATATGCTGCAAGGAAAGGTTGATATTCACGAGAAGCTAGTTGGTTTGTACAAAGAGGAGATGCGAGATGAGTGACGAAAATGGAGTGAAGGTAGATAAGCTCGTTAAGGTCTACAT